GTTCGTCTCCTGTAGGTGATAAGTGCGAGTTTCAATTTGTAAGCTACACCTTTCATTTTAAGCGCAAAAGAATTTATTGTCAACATGTTCGCTTGAGATATTTGCGGATTTACGCGGGGGAGTTTACTCGTCTGGTAGGCAACTCATGACGACCATTTTGATGATCGCCACACTACACCTACAAAATACCTGCCGCTAATCTTCGGTGATGACGCCGCAGATTTGGCCGTGGTCAGCGACCAGGCGGTGCTTGCCGAGCAGGATGCGCAGGCGCTGATTGATCTCGCGCTCCGACAGCGACCAGAAGGCTTCGAGCGTCATAGCGCGGATTTCGTCAAGGGTCAGCGCCTGCACTTCGGCCAGCGTTTCGTCGGCCTGCGCCTGATGCGTGAGCCGGTGCTTTTCGTTGTCGAGGATGATCAGGCGATCCGCCAGCGCCTGAAGCTGCTGCCGGTAGATCGGCTGTATGCTTTCCGCCGCCGACGCCTGTTCCATGATCAGACGTTCGATCTGTTTGTGCAGGTGATCGCGCTCGGTTTCTACCGCCGCCAGCGCCTTCGCCGGCGATGGGCTGGCCGCTTCAGGCGGCTGCGCAAGGATGGCCGGCAGTTCGCCGTCAAGCAGGCGTTCAAGGATGGCGGCGAAATATGCGTCCAGGTACGGCTGCCGCACGAAGTTACGCTGTGAGCAGGCGCTGCGCCTTGTCAGCGGGCGCGCGCCGGGGACGCACATCACGCCATAGCGCCTGCCGCGATTGGAGCGCACCGCCAGCAGCGACCCGCACTCGACGCAGCGAATAAGGCCGCTGTAGCGGTAGGTGGTATTGGGCCGGCGGCGTCCGTAGATGTCGCGCCGGCGCTTGAGTTCTGCTTTCACGCGCGCCGCCAGTTCGCCGGTGTAGACGGGTGGGCAGGTATTGCGGAACATCAGCACCCCATCCGGCACGCGCGCGCTTTCGTCGTAAAGCCATTCGTAGTCGTTGCGCGTGCGGGCCGGCGTGTACCAGTGGCGGGCGGTGTGTCCCCAAAACTGCGGCGTCAAGACACAGTGGCGCAGCTGCCCCGGCGCGTAAGGCTGGCCGCGCTCATTCACGTGTCCGAAGCGCTGATACAGCACCGCTTCGATCTGCGACCACCCTACCCCTTCAAGGATCAGCACCGCGAGATCATCCCACAGCCTGCGCTTGCTGCCGTCTAGTTCGAGCCGCAGCGCGCGCCCGTTAATCGGGTCGCGTATGACAACGTGCGCCATCATCGGCTTCTGGCCGGCAGGCAAGCCGCGTTCCGCCAGCTTGTCTTTGCCCTTCGTCAACATCTCGCGTATCCAGCGCATTTCCTTGCGCGTCGTGTATGCCTTGACCATTGCGAAGATGTCGCTGTTGTGCGCGTCAATCCAGCCGTCATTAAACGAATAGATGCGCGCGCTGCAGTCGTCAATAATGTACTCAATGATTTGGTGAATGAGCGACGGGCTGCGCGCAAAGCGATTGGCGTCGCGGCAGATGAAGACGTCAAAGTCGGCGGCTTCAAAGTGTTCAATCAGTTTGTCGAAGGCGTCGATGCCGCGACCGCGCGCGTCGGCGGCCAGCTTTTCGAGCGTCTTGTAATCGCGGCTGTGGCCCGGCACGCGCAGCACGTCAACGATCTGCCAGCCTTCGCGCTCACACAGCGCCCGCGCGTCGTCTTCCTGCGCCTGCAGGCTGTAGTGTTCGTCTTCGTCGGCCTGGGCGGTGGTGGAGACTGCCGCCCATATGATCGCGCGGAGAGTCATGGGAGAATGTCGAAGTTGTTCTCAAGCATATACGCAGCATTATCGAGCGCAAGGCCGTGGGCATCGACCAGCCTGTTGAATGTTCGCGCGGTGCTTGCCTGTCCCAACTCGGCTGCCTGATCCGCAGCGAGGCGCAGCAGCGCAACAGTAAGCGTCTCATCGAAGACGCGCCCGACAACGATCCCTGTCTTCTGGCCGAGCCAGCAAGCCGGCAGACTGGGCGCGACTTCACCCCACCACTGCCGCTGCACATCGCTGATCGCGGCGATCACCTCAATGCGCGCGGCGCGATCATCGCTGTCCAGATCGCCAATCACAGCGCTGACGCTTGCCATGTCGAAATCGGCCAGCGCCGTCCAGATCGCCAGCACTTCGGACGCATTGCACGCCGGCAGGGCTTCGTCTTCCTGGGCGCTGACATCAAACGGCAGCAGGAACAAAAGTGCAAGCAAAACAGCAAGAACACGAGACATGACGAAACTCCCAACGTTCTTATAACGCAATCAAGCCTATACTATACCTATGCGGGCAGTCCTGCCCACTTGCTAATAGAATACCTGTTCTAATATACTATTCAAAAAGGAACTCTAAGCTATGGCACTCACCGCAGAACAGCGCCAGATGTATATCGCGCACATGACCGCCAACGAGCTATTCGCCCTTGACGTCATTCTCGCTTTGGCGCGCGCCGGCGCTTTTGACCAGGATGACGTCAATCGCCGCGCGCAGATCATCGGACAAGCGTTCGATCTGCTCAAGGCGCAGGGTGTCGGACGCGGGACGCCCCGTTAACGCCTCGAAGTACGGCTTGATCTCCGGGTAAGCAAGCACCAACAGAATCAGCGCATTGGTGTTCGTCGCCTTCGCTAATTTCAACAGGAAATCTATCGAAGGCGACTTGACTTCCCGCTTCCCCGGATTGATCACCGCTGAAATGCTGACATTGGCCACGCCGACAAGCCGCGCAAACTCGCGCACGGACATGTGCCGCTTGTCGATCTCCGCTATCACAAAATCTCTCAGAGTCTCCATCATTGACCCCCGCTGCTGCCCACTATTGTATTGACTTTAGACCGTTAAGGCTATAAAATGATAGGTGTACCTTTCATTTGTAAGGAGGACACATTGACCCCTATTCGTCAGCGGAAAGCAGCAGCACTTGATCAGGCGATGACAGCCGTCAGCATCCGCGCCCCGCGCAGCTATGTGCAGGCGCTGAAGGCACTGGCGGCCAGCCGTGGCCTGACCATCGGCGATCTTGTCAAGGATGCGACCGATGCGGCCTATGGCGAGGCACTCCAGCCTCACATAGATTTTTTTACCGAGCGTGAAAGGCGCACCTCTCAAATTGTGAGGCAGAAATGACATCACGCCCGGATTTCCGCCCGCTTCCGGCAGACGCGCAAGCACTCACGGCAGACCACGCCCGCGCGATTGCCGGCGGCAGCGTGCCACTCGCGCTGTCGGGACTTGTCACTTCACAGTATACCCCCGTTTCCAAACGTTGCGCCGACACACCAGTTTCCGAGCGAAGCGCATGAGTGAATTGGCACCGCAACTCGACTTCCGTGTAGACGCGGAATTCCGCGACAACATCCCGCCGCTGAGCGACGCGGAATATGCGGAGCTTGAGCGCCTGCTGATCAATGAAGGGTGTCTGCACCCCCTGATCGTGTGGGAAGGCGAAGGCATCCTTGTAGACGGGCATCACCGGCTGCGCATCTGCGAACAGCATGGCATCGACTACGAAGTCAAGCTGATGCCGTTCCTGTCGCGTACGCACGCGCTGCTGTGGCAGCTTCGGCATCAGCGCGGGCGGCGCAACATCAGCGACTACCAACGCGACCTGATGGCGCTGCGTGAGCAGGAACTGCTAAGCGAGATCGCGCGGGAGCAGCAAGGAACGCGCACAGACCTTTGTCCCAATTGGGACAAAAGTTTCGAGCCAATTCACTCATGGCAGCAGGCCGCCGAGCATCACGGCACGTCGCGCGGATCGATGCACCGCACTGCACTGATCGAAGCGAAGGCACCGGAGCCGATCAAGGCGAAGGCGCGGGCGGGCGAACTGTCGCGCCATGCCGCCTACGAACTGACGAAAGCGCTTGAAGACGTGCCGCAGGACGTGATCGACGTGGTGACGGCGTGGGACATCACCGACGCCGAGCTTGTACCGCTGCTGATGCAGCAGTACCGCCGCAAGAGCGACACATGGGCGGAAATGCGCGACAGCGGCTATGTGCAGCCGGGCGAAGAATTCGAAGCGGTGCCACTGACAGCAGGCGCGAAAGCCGTCAGTGAAGCCATCCAATTGAAGGCGCGGACGCATCAGACTATCGCACACGACATCCGCCGGATCGAAGATGCTGCGCGTGTGGCGACCGTTGCCGATGCGCTGGCCGTCGCGGGTGGCGCGCGCTACCAGACAGTGGTGATTGATCCGCCGTGGGATTGGGGTGACGAAGGCGACGTGAACCAGCTAGGGCGGGCACGGCCCACCTACGCGACGATGCCGCTTGACGACATCGCGGCGCTGCCCATCCCTGAAATTGCCGACGGCAACGCACACCTTTACCTGTGGATCACCAACCGCAGCCTGCCGAAAGGCTTCGGCCTTATCGAGCGTTGGGGCTTTCGTTACATCCTGGCGCTGACGTGGGTGAAGCCACATTTTGGCATGGGGAACTACTTCCGTGGCAGCACCGAGCATGTGCTATTTGCGGTGCGCGGAAGCTTGCCGCTGCTGCGGCATGACGTCGGCACACACTTCACAGCGCCCCGCGGCAGCGGTCACAGCGCCAAGCCGGACGAGTTTTACGAGCTTATCGAGACATGCAGTCCCGGCCCGCGCATTGACATGTTCGCACGCGCCGAGCGCCCAGGATGGGTGACGTGGGGCAACTTAACGTGATTAGCGACCAGCGTGTTTATGACTTCAATGAGCGCATGGAATTTTCGCGCGGCCAGCGCGAACGTTCCGACACGGCGCTGCTGGCGCGCATTATCGACGGCGCGACGAATGTTCACAAGACGAATGAACACGAAGATCGGGCGGGCGTCGATTATGTCGTCACGCTGCGGCGCGGCGCGCAGGTGTTCGTCGATGCCAAGACGCGCACGCGCGGGTGTTCGCGCTGGTGGAACAACGGGCCGGAGCTTGCGCTTGAGATTTGGAGTGTGATGCCGGGCGGCAGATACAAAACGCCATCCGAATACCAGAAGACCGGATGGACTTTGAACGAACAATCGCCGGTAGACCTGATCCTGTTCACGTTTCACCAGTCTGATTCTGACAAGGTGTACCTGCTGCCGTTTCAACTGCTGCGCATGGCGTTCCGCCGCAACGTGTCAGCTTGGAGCAATGCCTACAAGGTAGACATTCAAAGCAGCAGTTGGGACAGGAACAGTTGGCAGTCAATGGCCGTGTTTGTTCCGGCTTCAATCGTTGTGTCCGCAATTGCGGACGTAATGCACGGACACGTGTCCGCTAGTGAAACTCCCTTTTAGCAAAGGAGCCCCCGAACGATGAGTAACGCTATTGTCGTGATCGACCCCGAACGCGCACTTGTGGACGCCACCAACCGGCGGCAGATCGTCAACAATCTGCGCGCGCAGAACATTTTGCGCCCCGGCATTGACTTCGGCGTCATTCCCGGCTCAGACAAGCCAACGCTGCTCAAGCCGGGCGCTGAACGTTTATGCGCTGCCTTTGGCCTTGACCCACAGTTTGAACTCGTCAACTTTGTCGAGCGTTGGGAGCCGGACAACCCGCTGTTCCACTACCAATACCGCTGCCGCCTGATCCACATTGAAAGCGGGCTTGAGTTTGCGACCGGCATCGGCTCGTGTAACAGCATGGAGTCGAAATACCGCTGGCGCAAGGCCGAGCGCACCTGCCCGAAATGTGGACAGGAAGCAATCATTAAGGGTAAAGAACAGTACGGCGGCGGCTGGCTGTGCTTCACCAAAAAAGGCGGCTGCGGAGCGAAATTCAATGACGGCGACCCTGTCATCGAGGGGCAGATTGTTGGCCGCGTTCCGAATGACGACGTGTTTAGCATCGTCAATACCATCGACAAGCAGGCGCAGAAGCGGGCGCTGATCGCCGCGACGTTGATCGGCGCGAACGCCAGCGAGTACTTCACGCAGGACATTGAAGAAATGCCGAACCGCAGCAACGGCAACGTGGTCGACGCTGAGTACACCGTGATCGACACTCACACCGGCGAAATCAAGCCGCCGCCTACTACCATCGGCAGCGACGCGCCGAAAGCCTACAAGATCGAGCATGACGCCAATTCGCCTACCGTCCGCTTCGGCGAAGACAAGGCGCGCATCACCGCCTTTGTCGCGCGCATGGCCGACGCCTACGGCCTGACCGCGCCGGAGATCGTCAAGGCGCTCGGTGTTACCCGCTTCGGTGAGTACACCGGCAGCGAAGACGACGCCGAGGCCGCGGTGAAGGCGTGGGTGAAGCCGGAAGCCGCAGCGCCCGCCGCCCAGCCTGTCGCGAAAGCGAAGCCCAACGGCAAGCCTGCCGCCGACGCGAAAGCGCCCGACTGGACGCCGGAACTCGCGCAGGCGTGG